GGCAACCACGCTCAGTTGGCTACGGCCCGCTCACAGCAAGCTGTCACCAACGGCGGCATCCCCACGTTGCAAGCTGACGGCACGATTGCGGGCTACAAGGCTTACGGCCACAGCAAGATCGATGCCACTTTGATTGCTGATACGGCTCGTACTACCGATGACGTGTTTGTCGGTGGAAATAGCTCTGACGCTATCACCAACGAAACTTCTTTGCAGCCATTCTTCCTCGTCAACATGAACGACGTTTACTGTTGCTACTGGGGCGGAGCGGACTTGGTGATTGACAACATGACGCTCGCACACACGGGTGTGACGCGGATGATCATGAACTACTACGCCAACTGCAACGTTGGACACGGTGGTAGCGTGAAGTACGTCGAGGTGGCGTAAAGTGACACTGAGTGAAAGCCCCTGAGAAATGGCTCGGGGGCTTTCATCACCATCAGGAACAGTTAAGGTCAAAGCTTAATGTACACTCATCCACACGTCACGATCAAGTTCATCGAGGAACAAGCCTCGATGCCAGCGGCTCAATGGCTTACCACCAATGACGTCAAGGATCACTTGCGTGTGGACTTCAACGACGACAACGACTACATCGGAGGTCTCATCGATGCGGCTCAACACTACATTGAATCGTACTGCGACTTTAAGTTTGGGCGTTGTTCCTTTGAAGCGTACTGGGATTACGGATATCCCATTGTGAACATCACCAAGCTTGGTAACCTCTACGGGACGCCTACGTTCTCTGCTCTCAATGATGCAGGTACGTATGTGGCCCTCGATGCGTCAACGTACAGCATCGACGGCGTGGGCAACCCCAAGCGTGTTCACATGAAGAACATCTCTAACTACACATCTGAACTAAACACATACAAGTTGGAGTTCGTCACTGAGGTGAGGGAACTTCCCGACTATGTGGTACAAGCGGCGCTGATGATCATCGGCCACTGGTACGAGAATCGTCAGGACGTAGGTACCACTCGTGTGTTTGAGATCCCTATGAACAGCAAGTTCTTCCTCGACAGGTTCAGAGAGCAAAGCTTCGTGTAATGAACATCGGAGACTTTGACCGTAAGATCGAGCTGTACTCTCCCGCTACCACGACTAATGATTTCGGGGAGCGGGAGGTTGCTTATGAGTACCAGTTTACTGCACGAGCGAAGCGCCGTGACATTGAATGGTCCACAATTGGGGAGGAGGCTCACGGCAAGCAACTTGTCGTAGAGGCTCGTACTGAATTCTATCTACAGAAGTTTCGTTCTGAGATTACTGAGGACTGGCTCGTCAAGTACGACGGACGCTACTACGAGCTTACTCGCTGTGATGAGTTTGGTCGTCGTAAATACAGCCGACTTCTTGGCCTCCGTCGCGACAACTGGACGCCTAACGTAACCGTGACTCCATCACCCTAAGCACCGATCATGGCACTCCGCAGTAGCCGATATGGTGCAAACATGCTCATCCCTCCAGAGGAACTTAAGAAGTTCGAGGAGTCGATGAAAGTGTTTGAGGGGATGACGGTAAAGAAGCGCCGTAAGAAGATGGAGCAGGTCGCCAAGCACGGCTTGGCTAAGACAAAAAAAAGGATCGCTCAGCTTGCCCCCATGGGTAAGACGGGCAGTCTGAAAAAGTCTATCGAGAACGTACGCGCAAAGGCTACAGGCTTCGGCTCACGTGCTGGTGCCCGTACGGGTCCGGTGATCAAGGGCAAGTCAAAGAAACGCGCTTTCCACGCACACTTGGTTGAACTTGGTACCAAGAAAAAAAAGAAGCGCATCAAAGCTGGCAAGAAGCCATTCACCTTCTATAGCTTTAGAGCCAAGAAGGTCCTGCGCCTTGATCAGATCCATCATGGGTCGAGGGCGCGTCCCTTCATCCGTCCCGCTTGGGAACAGACCAAGCACGAGGTGCCTAAGCGCGTCCGGGATAAGATGAAGACGATCCTGAAAAAGCTCGTAGCAGAGGCAAAATCTAAAGGCGCATGATTCACGTAGTACGGAAACTCTTGGTGGACAACAACGGCTACCAACAGCGCGTTGATGCCGACAACACCTTCTTGGTGATGGCCCGTCAGGGAGCCGAGCGCCCCTACGTAGCCATCGACCTTGAAGGCACCCTAATCGATCGTCACACAGAGGGCATCGCCCGCGAGGTGTACAACGTCATTGTATACATCACGACGACAAAGATCAGTGAGGGGTGGAGCATCCAACAGGCGGTCAAGAACACTCTCGATCAGTACAACGGCACCGTTCGTATCGACGGAGTGGATTACATCATTGATTGGATCACTCTTGAGGACGTCATGACGGACGCGCATGAGTTGCATGACTTCTACATCGTAGTCATGTCCTTTAACGTTCATGTGTGTGTGTAAATGAAACCAAGTTTTGATTCGACAATCTAAAAATCTCTTTCTTCACATCACAATAGAACAGAAATGGCAGTCATCAAAGGAAACAGCGTAACGCTGTACATCAAGGCAGAGCCAACCAACGAGTCGGGCGACATCACGTCATTGACTTCTTACGCCCGTGTCAAGGGCGTCACCTCTGCCAGCATCAGCGCAAGCAACGCGACGTACGAGGTGAACTACAAGGACACGACGGGCGCCACAGGCGCGGCCGCTCCTGAACTCGTAGCTACCCGTGGGTACGCTGTGGGAACCACCACCGTCAACCTGAGCGTTGAAGGCGTATACGATCCGTCTCTCACCACAGAGGGAGCGGAAGACGTCTTCGATCTGTGCAAGGACAAGACTCGCATCGGAGTCTTTTGGGCAGGTAACGCTGGTCAAGCCGTCGGTGGCGTCGGCTTCTGCACTTCATTTGATCTTTCAGCCGGCATGGATGACTTCGTCACCTTCAGCGCTCAATTTGAACTCTCTGGAGATCCAACCATCTTCGGCGTCTAATACGACACAGCATGGCAACAATTAACGCAAATACAGTCGCCCTGTACATTGACACTGCGGGCGGCGCACTCCCTGGCTCTGCGGCCGCCGGTCCAGCTCTTTCAATAACTCCTTTGGACTTGGTTCCTGTGGCGTTTTCTACGAGCGCCTCTATCAGCGTGTCTAACGCGACGTACGAGGTGATGTCGATTACTGCCGCTGAATCAGAGACTACCACTCGCGACTTTGCAGTCGGCGCTACATCAACGTCTATGTCTGTGGACGGTGTTGTTGACTGGACTATTGAGTCTCAGACTCTTGACCTCGATGCGCTCTTCGATGCCTTCTTGGCAAAGGGTGAGATCACGGCTGTGTGGCAGTCCACCTCTGGTGGCGATGTCTTTGGCGGCAAGGGCTTCTTGACGTCATTTGAACTGAGCACGGGAGTCAACGACTTCTCCACGTTCAGCGTTTCACTTGAATTGAACGGCAACCCATCCCGGATCGCGTAAGATTGTGTACCTTTAGCAAAAAGGTACTATGAACACACTTTCAGGTAAGTTTTCCATTGAGGTGGCAGGGAAAGAATATCCCTGCCATCTTAGTATGAACGCGTTCCGTCTCTTGTGCGAGAAGGAAAACATCTCTTTTGTCGAGATGGAGAAGTATCTCAACGACAAGCCCTTGACAGCCGTCCCCAAGGTGCTGTACTACGGCATGTTGAACCACTGCTACTTTGGAGGCACCGACATCAAGAAGCTTCCCAAGTTCGACTTCTTCAGCGCCCACATCCTCGACGATGCCGCCAACCTTGAGAAGTACGTCACGCTTGTAGGCAAGGCGTTTGCTGGCGAGGCTGAACCTGCGGAGGGCGACGAGGGAAACAAGTAAGCGATCAAGACTCTGCCCCGCTCAGTTGGCATGAGATCTACGAGCAGGGCCTGTCGTTGGGCCTCCGTCCCATGGAGTTTTGGTCGATGACCTTTTGGGAGTACGCCAACTACTCCAAGCATTTACGCTTCGAAGACGACAGACGTTGGTGGCATACGGCATCATTGATGTCCTTGCATGCCAACATGAACCGTGACAGCAAAAAGCAACCGAGGCCCTACAAGCCTGAGGACTTTCACCCATACGCATCTGAGCATCATAAGAAAGCAAAGTTTGTTCGCGAATTCTCGGAAGAGGACAAAGAACTTACGCTCTCTTGGGCACAGAAACTAAAAGAAAAGTATGGCTGAAAACCAGATAAGTAAGCTTTCGGTCCTCCTTATGCTGAATACGGAGGCGTTCGAGATGTCCCTTGAGGACACTCAAAAGCTTCTCAAAAAAACAGGCCGTATCGTTGGCAGTGTAGGCAAGCAACTCAGCATAGGCTTGTCCCTGCCCTTGGCCTTGGCCGGCAAACGCATCACGGAGACGGCCACCGAATTTGAGTATCAGATGGCCCGTGTGGCGGCCATCAGCGGTGCCGGGGCACACTCCTTCAAGCAACTTCAAAAGAACGCGGAGGAACTTGGTGCCAGCACGATCTATACGGCGCGAGAGGTAGGACAGCTTCAGGAGGAATACGCCAAGCTCGGCTTCGGCGCCTCACAGATCACGGCAGTGACGGAAAGCACCCTGAGCCTTGCACAGGTGACGGGAGCCGACCTTGCCCGTGCGGCGGAGATTGCAGGTAGCACCCTGCGGATCTTCGGCCTTGACGCAAGCAAGGTGGCAGAGGTCAACGATGTCGTTGCCGTCGCCATCAGCCGTTCGGGTCTCGACTTCGAGTCGTTTGCTGAGACTATGAAGTACGCCGGCTCGCAAGCGGCCATCTCGGGGGTTAGCCTCGAGGAGCTGAGTGCGGCGATGGGCGTCTTGGCCAACCGAGGCGTAAAGGGATCGATTGCAGGTACTCGCTTGCGTATGATCTTCGCGAAGCTTGCTGAGGAGGGTGGCGATGTCCACCAGAAGTTCCTTGACGTCATCAATGGCACGATGACTATGTCGGAGGCCATTGAACGTTTCGGTGTCCGTGCGGCCTCTGCTGTTCCTGTGCTTCAGGAGAACCGTCATGAGTTCTTCATGCTTGAAAAGGCTATGAAGAATAGTAGTGGCGCTCTTGATCTGATGCAGGAGACCATGGACGATACGTCCTTTGCCGCACAGAAGAAGCTCAAGTCGGCCCTCGAGGATCTCAGCATCCAGCTCGGCAAGGCGATACTTCCTCTTGTCAATGCTGTCGCAGAGGTCTTAACGACGATTACCAATGGCTTTGCGCGTATGCCCATGGCCTTAAAGGTCGTCATCGTTACGATGGGAACTTTGGCTATCACTATCCCGCCTCTGCTGTTCCTCTTGGGACAGATGAAGCTGATGTTTGCTGACCTGACTTATTTCGCTCCAAAGATGGCGGGGGCCATGAGCACCATCCTCGGCCCATGGGGATTGGCGGCGGCGGCGATCATTGGCGTGACTGCGGCCATCGTTGGTTACATGATCGAAGGAGATAAATACGTCTCCTTGCAAGAAAGGATAGCAGACGCCAATGGCGAGGCCGCTGACGATGTTGGCCGAACCCTTGCTCCTATACGCACACTCATTGGTGAATACGAAAATCAAAACACCACGCAGGAGCGTAGATTGGAGATATTGGGCAAGCTTGCTGAGCTACAGCCTGATTATTTTGAAGATCTCAATAAGGAAGGCACAGCAGTCAGCGCCCTAAAAGATCAATACATTGCTCTGACCAACTCATTGCTGGCTACCGCTAAGGCAAGAGCAATTCAGAAGCAGATTACAAAGATCACGGAAGAGCAAGCTGAGGCCATTGGCAATCAAGTCAAAGCACAATTGAAGATTGACGATATCAACCGTCGTGCGGCGGCTGGTGAGGAAGGATACGTGCCAAGAGAAGTTACTGTTGGTAAACGCGGGGATCGCACCACAATGATGGTCGATCCACAAGAGCCTGTGCGAGAATATTATCAAGGCATCATAGACGCGCAACAACAGGTTTTTGACGATCTGATGAAGCAACAAGAAGCGTTGCAGAAGATGCTTGATGACTTAGGCATTGACTTTAGTGGTCTCTTTGGTGACGGTAGTGGCGATGGCGCGGGTGTGGGCACGGGCGTGGGTGAAAGCCAAGTTCAAAAGACCATGGACGCCCTTGCGGAAAGCCTGTACATGGCCGAAAACGCTCTGATGCGTGGCGGCGATGCTTACGACATCTCCAAAGAGAAAGCTCAAGCATATCAGAAAGCGATCGAGGGCCTTATCAAGGCTCAGTACGCTGGCGAGGATGTGAGCGCCTACTTGCAGGACGTCGTAGAGGGCTTTGCCAAGTATAGCAACGAAGTTGATGCTGACACCAAGAGCGAGGAGATCACGGAGGCGCTGACTAAGATGAACGAAGCTATGCTCGAAAGCCGTCAGGCCTTTGACTTTGGCTTCATCGACGTAGGCAAGCTCCTTGAAGATCAGATGGCCAACACAAAGACAGCCATCACGACGTTGACTAACCTTCTTGGCGATCAGCACATCATGGTGCTTCAGTTGGTTGAGGACTACGAACGTCTTGCGGGAGCCTTGATGATGTACAACACCATGAACGAGGACAGAGATGATGAGCAACAAAAAAACAACGCCAATCTCCGAGCCGGGGCCAACATTCTTCGACAGTTTGCGTCTGACCTAACTACATCGGGCGAAAATGCAGAGGCCTTTGGACAGCGTGTGGCCTCGGGCTTTAAGACAGCCATAAAGGCCGCCATTCAACTGGCATACGCCAACTGGCTCGAGACGCTCTTTGCAGACAAAAGCGTAGGGTCTGTCGGTAAGCTCGTCCTTGGCGCTGTAGGCTTCGGCGTCATCGACGGACTGGTCAACAGCATCCCTGCCCTCAAGAACGGGGGTATCACCACCGGCCCACAGCTTGCCCTTGTCGGTGACAACAGGAGCGGCCGCGAGGCCATCATCCCACTCGAGAAGCTTCCGTCACTGATGCAGAAGATGGGCGGCGGCGGAACGGGTAGGCTGTACAGCACGATTGATGGACGCGATATCGTACTTTCGACCGAACGCACCAACCGCATGAACCAACGCACCTCACGCTGATGGCAACGATCATTCGATATCAGGCGTTTGTCCCCACCAAGAGTGGCGACGCCTTCCGCATCGACATCATCGACTTGGACCACACCGATGGCGGATCAAGCACATGGGGGTGGAACATGAACACGGGAGACGATCCCCGGCCATTCTCGATCGTAGATGAGTCGTTAGTCATCGAGTACGATGGTGACGACGACACGATCCACCAGCCCATCATCGGTAGCACCTGCCGCTTCGACATCTTTGCTGAGAGCACCGACGATACCGGCGTCATCTCCGCCCTTATGGCGGGTAATGAGTACAAGGTGGCGGTAGAGATTAGAAGGTACAAAGCATCGACTCTGGGATACACGGAGGTGTACTGGCGCGGCGTTGCTTTGCCAGAGGCCGTTAGGTACGAGTACAGCCACTTCCCGTACACCATCAGCATGAACTTCACTGATGGCTTGAGCACCTTGCGCGACATCCCGTATGTCGACACAGACTTGAGCCTGTTCGGTGACAGCAATACCGGCACTCATGAGTCTGCAAGGACGCAGATAGGTCGTTGCCTCAAGCATCTTCCACATATCGATCTGTGGGCAGATAGCAATTTCCTGTTTGGAGAATGTACCGATCTCTTCCATGCGGCCCACGCCACCTTCGATGGTGCGGGGGAGCTAACTTCACGAGGCCCTGTAATGAACAACACAGGGTGCAATCAGGACGTGTGGTACGAAGAGCGATCTGTGACGCCACCATACTTCCGCAAGACGGAGACGCGTACCACAGGTATGCAAGCGTACGAGGTCATAGAAAATTGGATGGTGACCCTCGGATTGCGTTTCTCAGCTTCGTACGGCATCTTCTGGGCCGTCAGTCCATTTCTCAAAATCACAAACAGAGGTCAGCGCACGTATGGGAGCACGAAGCGCATGATGGTTGACGACACGTACAAGGACGACGCCCCAATATCAATGGGAACTTCGTATATCCCTGACAGCATAGATGTCTCCGATCAGAAGATCCTAAAGGGCGGAAGCAAGACGTTCCTACCTGCCGTCTACGGCGTGTATTACAAGCACCTTGAGAGCGGGGCGGCCCGCCTCTTCCCTACAGTTCCTTGGGTCGGCATCGAGGGCGAGTTCCCAAGCACGAGCCTCGACTACAGCCAAATAGGTCAGGTGTACGACGTGAGTCAGCAGTACACCGTGCAGTTCCCTTTGAGCAACAGTACAGCCCACGTACCTACAGGCCAAAAGCTCCGTATGACGGGCACCCTGCAACACTGGTTCGACAACGAATACCTTGACTCCACAAACGAAGAGCTGGCCCGTGGCTGTCAGTTTTCGGTACAGATGAAGATCAAGGTAGGCCCGTACTACCTCCATCAGACAGTAGGCTTCGAGCCAGCCGCCAACTTTACCAACAACCCCGACTTCGGGAAGATCACGGGCTTAGGTTCTAACATCACAACGTGGCTCCCACTTATCATCACCTCCGATGTGGAGTGGACCACTGATTCAGCAAGTAGGTTTAGCTTCCCCGCGTTCATCCCCGATGAGACACGGCCTGTGTTTGATACTATTCAATACACTGATACCGAGGGGCAGACGCGCAAGTACCATGTTGGTTGGGGCTGTAAGCGCGACTACAACAACACGGGTCAGATGAAGTACACCATCAACTCCCGCAACACGTGGAACGTGGTGTACGAGACTGATATGGACTTCGCCTTGCCCGAGCTTCCTACCACCAACGGCTACGAGGAAAGCGTAGAGATAAGTGTGCAGATTAACATGCACAGGTACGATGGATCTACCTTGTTTGGCATAGGTGCGGCCAATACGGCTATCATCTATCCCGTAGGTAGTCTCCGTTCTGGTGCCCGCATGTTCAATTTCAACCTGTACACAGGTGACGGGGTGGAGGATGACGACACTTTCTACTTTGCCAAGCCTACTAACCCAGATGGCCACGAGCGTATCTTGGGCGGTCAGTCCGCTTTGGGCAGTCGTGTGTTGCCCGAGTACGGAGAGATTGGAGCTATCACCGCTGATGGCTCGTATTCCCACTCGTGGCATTCGGAGCACGGCTTCGTCAACGAGAGTGAGGGCACCCGCAACTTCCCGGTCCTTGCCGAGGAGCATATGCGCTTCCGCAAAAACACGCGTGAGGTTTTTGACATCGAGCTGTTGATCCGCGAACGGGAGGTTGTACCGATGGGCATCTTCCAACGATACAAGATCCTTGACATGGGTGTTGTAACCATCCTCGATATCCTTCGCATGTCCTACAACCTCGTTGAGGGCACCATACAGCTCCTTGGGGTCAAGGGTGGGCGCTCGATCGATGACATCACAGGCATCGACAGCACAAGCAAGAAAGAACAGGGCGGCAGTGTGCCACCCGGTGGCGGCGGCATCGTCTCCACTGAACCTATCTGGGAGACAAAGGGGCCGACTGTTGGAGGTGGCGGAATAACGGAGACAGACAAAGACGAACTCGAACTACTGCAACTCTTTATGGAGAAATAATGGCACTCGATTACAAAAGCATTTCGGTCACAACCACTAACGCTTCCCCCACATTCATCTATAGTTGTGGGGTGACGAGCACGATTATCAAGTCAATCTTGATTCACAACGATAGCGGAACCAGTCGTGATATGACCCTGAATCTTGCCAAGTCAGGTTCAGCCTCTTACAAGGTGATTGCTAAAATTAACACTGTTAGTCAGGTTGCTGTCGACCAGATACTTACAGAGCCATTGGTTATGAACAATGGCGATGTGTTGCAATACCAAGCGAATGGAGCTAATGTGATGTTGACGATGAACTATGTGGAGAATACCACGTCTTTTGTCGGCCATAGCGTCCAAGAACTGACGGACTGGAGTAGCACCAATCCTACTGACGGCCAAATCCCCGTTTGGGACAATGCCACGGGTCAGTACGTTCCCACGACAAGCGGAGCGACATTGACCGACACGAGCGGCCTTCCCGAGCAATCGTCGGGTACTGAGCCGTTTAATCGGTATATGAAGAACTTGGACTCTCTTACGGCATTGACTGACGGGTCGGCAAACTCCCCTGAAGACGTGTTGTCAGGGACTCCAAGCAATGTCAACTTCGTAGTAGAGAACAATACGCTTTCTCCCGCGCCACCACAGAAGGTCACCTTTGACCAAATTATTCAGGCTCTTATGGTTAGCCCTCTAACTGAGATAGCTAACGATCCTAACAACAACCTTTCCTTAGCGACATTCACAGGTTCGGGAGGACTTGGTGATTTCAATGATGATGGAGAGGTAGGCTCGGGTGACTTGTTGGATTTTTTGACTTGGTTCGGAAATTCTTGGGCTGGCTCAAATAGTGCATTATTCCAAGAGTCTAAAATGCAATTTAGCGATGGATTAGCTACTATGCTCAACGACACCACTTGGACGACCTTGCAGTTTGATTCCGCTGACTACACAGTGACGGCAGGGACACAAAATGTGACTGTTGATCACACGACTAATTACAGCGTCAAACTTGCGTCTCAAACCAGTCCTTATCTTCTGAAAGACGTTCTCAACAAGTATGTTGAACTAAAAACTCAATCAGGCCAACTTGCCTATGTTACGACCGGGATGGCGAGTCAAAGAATTACAATCCGCGCAACCATAGATTTGTACGACTCAAGTGACGTTGCTTTAGGCTCTCAGGGGGTGTTTGAATGGAAAGAACAGAGTTTTGGTGAGGCGGGTACACATCTTTGGGTTCAACCCGGCATTAAAGACATCACAAACGAACTGATTGCAACGGAATGCGGCGTTACTGATGGAATGGAGAACGCTTCTTTCCACTCTGTTGTCATCACCTTACAGGCCAAGACTAATTCAGGCAATGCTACAATAGACTTGAGAACACCTATGATTACACTAAAGCAACTATAAAGGGATGGCCGATATTAAAATCATATCCAAACAAAATGGGGTGGCGGTTGTGTTGCCCACCGAAACGGTGTTTCTCGGTGACCCCGACGGGGACTATGTAGCGGAGTTTGGTGCTCTGTCTACACAGCTCAACATCAAGAGAGACATAGACACCTTCTACGTCGTAAAGAACGTGGTGTGGACGGATATCAAGGACTCAGCGGGAGTTCAGATCGGAACGTCACGCGACAACTGCGTCAGCGTTCTCAATAGCGACTACTTCAACCGCACGTCCAAGATCCAAGAGTTGGACAACGTAGACTTTCAAAATACGATTGCGGCAGATCAGGTTCTGAAGTTCGTCGACATTGGTGGCGGCACTCTCAGGATCAGCAACGAAGACGAGTCGCAGGTGTCCATCGGTGCTACGGCTACGGACGTTCTGAAGATGGCGGCTGGACAAAACCTTGGGGCGTTTGACGCGGGGGCTGACAAACTTGTCTTTTGGGATGACTCCGATAGCAAGCTGACTTACGCCACGATCGGAACAAACCTTACTATGA